CTATCTACTAAGTATCTTGATCTTAACTGTGTTGGTTTTAATCCTGTTGGTAATTTAGGACTAAAATAATCTTTTGTTTTCATATATAGGCTTTTATCAAAACATTGCATACTTGCAACTTTAATTTGCACATATGCAAACTTTTTTCTTGATTATCTATATTACTCGTTTAATCGCTTATTTATGGTAAAAAAGGTCTATTTTAAAGGCGTTAAGTTTAGCGGCTACTCAAATTGGCATAGACAGCAGCATAATTGCTTGGGTTTTAGCGATATTGACCAGGTTTCGACTTGTAATGCTTGTTTTAAGCCGCTTTTTTTAGCGGAAACTGTATTTAATAATGGTCAAGGCTGGAATAAACCTCATAAAGTAACCAAAAAACTAGCAGAAATGGCTGGAATACCAGCATACATCATTTGGTACAAATTAGTTGGAGAAATGATGATCCATATTCATGTCAAAAAAATAGCTCCAGATTACAAGAATGGGTATTCTTCAGATCCTCTAATGCTTGATCCTGATGAATGGTTACAGTTCCTGGAGTACCAGCAAGTTAAACATTATCCAGATTGTCCAAACAAAGATCTATTTAAAAAAAAATTAAAAGAAGATCACAGAGCCAACAGGAGGAAAGCATTTGCGTCAATTCTATATAAGTGATCCTAAAATATTTGATCTCAAAATGTCAGCTTTTGATTTTAAATTATATTCTTATCTATGTAAAAACTATGATCTAAAAAGACTAACTCCGTATGTAAGAATGATTGATTGTGCGGACCATATGATAGTTCCGCTGCCAAAGATTAAGGAAGCAATGCAACGTCTTGCTCTTTTAAACATAGATTACAAACCGCTCATTACACATAAAAATTTTACTTATTTTGAAATGCCAAGATACAAAGCTTTTCTTGAAAGTATAAAGTTTGCCAAGAATTATTCCAACAGAGGTTTTAATAAAGT